GCACTCATTTTACCCTTAGCGATGTTCTTTGAGTGACGAGCCTTAAATGATTTACGTTTCTGTTTCATGCGGTCTGACTCACCAGCTTTTGGTTTACCAGCAGTCTTAGCACCTTGCTCACCGAAACGAATAATCTTTTCTTTGCCATCACTACATGCCTTGACGACATGTGATTTAGTAGGATGGTTCGGAGTGCGCTTTGGTTTGTTGCAACTCATCTTAGATTTGTCAACTCTAGTAGCCATTACTGCGGAATCTCCGATATAACTTCTAGGAATATACTTAGTTCAGCTGAAGCAAGTACTGTGCCTGTTGACGAATTTCTGATCTGAACTGTGGCTTCATAAAACTGACCGCCACTGCCTGTTTTCTCAATAGTCCACGATCTATTGGTACCTAAGTTTAGCCAAGTATTAACAGCACCCGTATCTGGGTCATCACTACCCGGAGCCGTAGTCCAACGAACATCATAGTCAGATGCAGCACCGCTACCCGACAACCAGTCATAGGATTGGCTACCTAAACTAGCTGATCCTAGTAAGCTCCCATCATTAAACAAAGTATACGAGAACGATGCTGTCGCGGGTTCAAAGGCTAGGCTGTCAAAATTGCCGTCAATAAGCGTAACTTCCGCCGGTGGGGGCGGAGTAGGTCCGGGAGGTGAAATTACTTCTCCCCATGTTCTACGGACGGCAAAGGACATTAACTAAAATCCTTAATAAGCGTAGCGTAAAAATTACTACCGATACGACTAGCTGTTAGTAAATCTACTTCCCCAGCACCGGTAGACAACGATGGTGCCGCTCCTCCGGGCCATTTAAAAGATGCGGGCCAACTCATGGTTCTACTGCCCGTACCATCTTGTGTAATAAGTAAGTTGATTGTTTGTCCAGCGCCTGCGTTATTTAACACCAAGGAGCTAATATTCTCACTGAGCGTAGTAGTAAAAACGTTTGAGTCATCGCAGTCGATTGTCAGCGTTCCAGAAGAACTAGATACAGCCTCCGTTTTTGTATATGCTGCGCCTTCAACAGACGTGGTTCCTACATCGGTAAGTGCTACGCCATCAATAACCCCGCCAGTTATATTGACACTCGGGATAATTACTGACCTACCAGCTGGGGGCGTAATATTTATATCTACACCTGACGTTGCAGTACTAATAGTGTCAGTACTAAACACAAGGGAACCAACCCGGAAACCTCCGGTACTAATATAGCAAGCAGTAGCTACACCGGCACCACCATAAATGATTTTTAGCGCACCAGTAGGGCCATCATCTACATGAAGAAGTTGATCAAACGTAGCGTTTACTGGTTGGTTCGTTAAATTAGTAGGCATAAGTTACTCCGAAAGGCAAGGGGCCAAAAGGCCCCAGCCAGATCAAGAAGGTGTTACCGCATTAGTACCGTCAGCGTCGACCCAATCATCAGTCGCACCGGAGCCTAAAGCTACCTTCAGTTTTTCATTAGTTGAATCAAGAACAACCGCACCTGCAGCTTTGTTGGTCGTGTTGACCGCAGCATCTTTATCAGCAATATCAGCTGCTGAAGCAGATGGAACCCAAAGGGCTGCTGAAGCAACAACAGCACCAGTCAACGAAGCGTTGGTCCCGAACAATACCACTATAGACACCCATAGTTAATCTCCTTTGAGGAGGGGGGCCGAAGCCCCCCGACCATTATTTAGCGGCGACGTTGGCTACGATTGCATAAGCATGTAGCACGCAGTCAGTTGGAACCGCTGTGTTTAACAGAAGATCAATCGTGTCCGCTGAAGTGACAGCAGTTGGATTAGCCAAGTCTTCAATACCATAAGCGAGTGCATTTGAAGCCAAACCATCGGCGTAAGCATCAGCTGCAGCAGGCGAACCGCCTGTGAAACCAAAGTCAAATGTAGCAGTAGTATTGGTAGACTCAGCTTTTACCACCTGCAAACCAGCTGACAAGACGACTGAACCGGCGGGGAGAGCAATAACTTGCAGCGTATCTGCTGCAGATAAAGCCGTAGCACCGGCAGCCGCACGAGCAGCCACGATTTGGGCGAAGTCCAATTCAACAGAGAACTTAGACACATCCGTTACATCTGCTGGAAATGCCGCGCTCCCTTTATTGAACCCTAGAGAATCACTGTAATTAGCCATTTTAATTTACCTCTTAGATCAAGCGAATTGGATAACGGATTCAGACAAAGCTTCTGGCTTGACCACTTTGTAGCCATACACTTGAAGCCCACGGATGATGTCACCGAAAGTGGACTCAGAGCGGATAGACTCCATGTTAGTCATTTGAGAAGCAAAGGTGAAGCCCATGTTGTGACCAGCAATCAAGTGGAACTTATTGTTGTCAGTCACTTTCAAGTTGTGGCTAACATAAATGGTGAAACGGTCAATCATACCGAGACGGCCATTACGAACAATAGAAGTTGAATCGCCAGACAAAGAAGCATCCTTCAGCTCAGACTTCTTAATCAAACCAGCGAATTTAGCTGGAACGACCATGAAGCGGTTTTGCTCAGGAGCGTTAGCTTCGTCAAGGACAGTGCCCATATCGACGACCAGATCAACAACAGACTTGGTACCGCCAGCGCCTGAAGATGTAACCTGCAAAGGCGAAGCAGTAGTGCCGAGGTCGAATGACTCAGTTTTCTCACCAGCGTTAGCACCTTTGTTGAAAGCACCGATGTCGGGGAGAAGGTCAGTCAGAACGCGTTGGTCGATCTTGATCTTCATACGCTCTGAAGCGTCTTTGGTCCATGTGTCCATCAAGTTGATGTCTGACTGAACATTGTCCACATCGTCTTCAACACAGGCAAAGTACTCACCTTTGTCGATCAACAACTGGATTTTTGGTTTGTCAGGGTTCTCAACGGTCAGGCTTTGGCCTTTCACATAATCACGAATGGTGATTTCCGGAGTGGTGCGGATATTAACCGTGTCACCAAACTGGCGGATTTCGCCTTCGTAGTCAGTGTTAGAAATAGCTGCAAGAACGGTTGCATCATAAAAGTTCTCGATCAGCTTGCCGGACCAGATTTCTGGGATAAAGTTGCCGCTATAGTTTGGGCGGCCGGGTGATACTGGGAAAGCCATGATAAGACTCCTCTAATTACGCATTTACTTGGATACGATTCTCGCGTTGTGCCGCAAAGATATCGCGCTCAATTTTATCGCGCTCCGACTCACGTCCCTTGTATTTGCCCTGCCTGACATCATCAAAGAATTTTTGAATATCCTGCGGGGTATAAACACGGCCATTGTTAGCTTTGGGTGTCCCGGAGTTTTTTGATCTGCCGGGGGCTACCTGTTTTTCTAACTCTGGGGATTGAGTCTTCGCACTTTTTTCAGGTCGAGCAACAGCGGCTTGTCCATTATTCTCAAGCCATGTTCGGAAGAATGATGCTACACGACGGGAATCTAGCGACCGTTGTGCGTCTTCAAGATATGTTTGTCTGCTAATGCCAGTCAGCGGATCGGTTTCTAACAACCATGATTGGAATCCTTGGTCATCATTTACTTCTCGCCAATTAGGTACAGCATTAGACAGATCAGACCAGAATGCCTGTTCAGATGAGGCCGCTTGTTTCTGTGCTACGGCTTCTACCTGTGGGACAACACTGGACTGAAGTTGATGCAAATAACGTTCTAGCTGCGCAATACGTTGGGCAACCGAGCCTAATTCCTCTCTGGTCACTTTACGCATCACGTCAATAGATTCACCATATTCCTCTTGATCTTTCTCAGATATGAGTTTTTCTGCCTCTACAGGCTGGGGATTGGTGCCACTCTGCTGTGGTGAAAGCGAAGCTAAAAGTTGTTGCATGTGCTGTAGCTTCTGCTGCATCTCTTTATTCTGAGCGTGCAAACGAGGAACTTCAGCGTTGTACATACCTTGAAGCGTCTTGTATTTCTGCAAGATAGCTTCGTCCGAGACTTTTTCGTCATCAGTTTTTTGCTCGGGTTCTGACGACGGAGCTGCATCCTCCGACACATTATCGTCGGCCTCTTGAACTTCTACAGCTTCCTGTTGCTGGTCTTCAGCAACTGTTTCATCAGATATAGAATCACCTTGGGCTTGGGCAGTTTCCTGAACCTCGCCTGATTCTTCTACGTTCTGGTTAAGCTGTTGATAAAGCTCTTGCACGGCCTCGCTCTGCTTACGGATTTGCTTTGGAATTGCCATTTGTTACGCTCCTTTGTGGTGTGCGTTATTAGACAGCTGTCTCATTGTGACTTTGCTGCGGTATCAGGGGCTTCTTTTGCGAGCTTATATAACTCGCACAACACTTGGCAGCGTCCCTGTAAAACTGCCGCGTGGTTTATTGCCTGTGGAAGTTGCTCTAGCTCGCGCATACGCCATTGGTTTAGATACTCCAGAACTTCTGGGTACTGGCGCACGGCCCCAGCTAACGCTTTGATAACCTTTTCGTCGGGCCTAATCATGCTGCCCCTCCAGGTCCGCTAACTAGATTTGCTTGCTGCCCACCTTTGGGTGCCCCATCAGGCTGTACGGGCTGAGGAGTTTGACCTTGCTGTTGTTGCTGCAAAGCTTGTGCCTCTGCCTGTAAGTTATCCCGATAGGCCATTACTTCCCGAGATGGGACTACATCATCTACTGGCATTTGCAACCCTTTGGCCACTTCGCGAAGAATCGCTGCACGGCCTTCCCTACCAATAATCTCAACATCGACAGGATTGGCGGTTGCGTTAAGGAACTCGATTCTGCGGATATTAACTGTCTCTTTTACCGCAAGGTTAATAGAACCTTTAGGCACGACTTCCACATCGCCTTTGATGCTTTCGTCTAGGTCATACCGCATATTGTAAATAAACTGGCGTTGAACAATAGGTTTAACCACGTCTGTGTCAATGTACATAATTACTTGTCGGATGCCCTTACCTGCTGCACCCATAAGCATAGACAAGCCAGACGAAGTACGGCCCGCGCCCTGAACATCTAGATCACCATACACATAACTAGGAATACCAGAATGATCATCAGCGAGACGGCTAAACTTATCGTATACGGCGACAAGCGTTTGCGCGTTACTTTCAGGCTGATTAAATCTAACTGCAGGCGCAGACGATCCCAGAGGGTCATTAGTAACCTGCCAAATTTTCCAAGGTGATAGCTGAGTAATGTCTTCATTTGGTGGAATACGCTCAAGGTTAACCTCCACTTGTGGGCCAGATGAAATGCCCATGTTATTGACCAATGCGCGAGCAGCTGCGTTACACACATTCTGCAAGTCTTCAATGATCTTCGGAATACCCTTACCCCAGAAAGCGCCGGGGCATTTGATAAACGACGATTTAACGTATGGCTTTTCGCCGAGCGGGTCGTAGTTGAGGATAGCCTTGATAACATAGTTACCCACTACCCAAACGTTCGCGTCATATTCACGGGCAGGATCAGGAACTTCCTCCTCACTCATACCCCACTCTAAAAGCATTTCGCCACTGACTTTGCCCCAGAACTCCAACGCATCGAAGATTTCTGTTGGGCGCATCTCAGTGTAGTACTTGCGTTCTTCTTCCTCTTTCTGCTGACGAACGTCCTCATTAATCCAAGACTGGCCATTACCAATCTCCAAGACTTTGCGGATAGCGTCGTCATCGTACCCCGGTACACCAATCAGATCAGCTAAGTCCATGCGGGTCATGGCATGGTGTTCAAATATATAGCCTTCGTTGATGTTGGTGATGCCCGGCTCTGGGTACATTTTGAACGGATCAACACGCTCATACTCTGGAGCCAAGCGTTCGTCTGCCTGCGCTCTGGTGTTGCCGCCCATGTCTGTTGTCCAGCCTAGGATTCTTTGTCTGCGAATCACTGGGCCTTTGATAAACGCACAAGGGTACGTAACCAAATCTGTAATGAAATCGTTGAAGGCAGTGTTCCAACCGCCTTGTGCAAACTGGTCTTGGATTTTAGCCTTCATATTGTCGGCACGATTTTGCGCACCACGCAACACTTCAAAGCGATACTCCTGAGACGCTACTTCTTTCATCTCAAGCATTTCTTCTTTGGTAGGCGCACGACCTTGGGACTGCACCATATTCATGATCCGTTCCGCAAATGCCTCTTGAATTTCTTGCTCCTGCTTAGGAGAGAGGTTGGGAACGGGGGTTGCATGTAGGTCCCATGGGGGAGTACCGGTCTCAAGCAAAATGTCCCTGAGCCAGCTCTCAGCGGCTCTACACTTCACTTCGGTAATCATCATGTAGATTTCAGAACCACCTTGGTCCCGAATTTGTTTCAATTTGTCAGCTTCGTATTCGCCGTTGCGTTGACGCAACGCCATGAGCATTTCGTCCTCGATAGGCTTTTTAGCCAGACGTGCTGCATCCCAGCATTCTTTGAGATGCCCAACTAAACCTAATATCAAAGACTCATTTTGCCTTTCTTCTAACGCCGCGTTTCTCGCTTCTTCCTCTTGGCGCGCAAGGTCTTCGTTACCGACAACTCTTAGAAAAGTTAATCCTGCGTCCATATTTTTTGCCTAATGCTTGTTAGCTTTGCCCTATCTTGCTGGATCAAGCATGGAACCGGAGTCGCATATTCACCATAACTGGGTTCGCTCCACAACCACTCTTGGTCTTCGTACTGGGTGTTTAGTTTCTCACACAACTTCTTGAGTCGCCTGCGATTTCTGTCGCATAAATAAACCCTAGCTTCTAGACCATCAAGCGGTTTAATAGTTCCATCCCACAAACTTATTTCTATAAGACCTTTCTTCCAAGGTTTCACACTCCAAGGACAAACGTCTTTGATCTTACTAAAATGATCGTCCCAATTAACTCTTTTTGCCACGGCCACTTTTCATAGCACTTGTCTTACCACGACCTGAACCACGGCCAACACTTTTGCCACGGCTAAACTTCATACCTGATTTGCCACGTCCTGACTTCGTCATCTCAGTTTCTCCTAAAAATGGTACCGCGTTAAATCCTAAATGTGGTACTGCATTATATCCTAAAACAACTAATAGCACAATTCTACTGAGTTATCAACAACTAACAAATAAAAAGCCCCCCAATTAAGGGGGGCAAAGCTACCGCTGGAGAAGCGACAAGACCACGGCAGCAAACGGGCATAAACATATTATCACGTCCAACCACCCGCGTCTACCCTCTTAACATCTCGTCTATACAAAGTATTAACAGCTTCTCCTCCGCCAGCAATATGGAGCATTAGATACTGGAGAGCCTCTGCCACGTGTGAGTGTTTGTTCTTGTCGATCACATCCTCGGCTGACTTCTTGTATCTGTACCCACCCATCATGGCGGATTTCAAGTGAGTGCATCTTGGATCAACGAGGAACGCTGCATCACCATCAACTTGTCGCATCAGGTAATCGTCCACCGCGTTAATCCGTGCCGATATCTTATTCGTCTTGGCTGGGATTACTTTGAACCCCTCTGCCTTGATGATGTCGACTGCACTTCTCTCATCGGTCTGCGCTCTCTGTACCCCAGCTGGATCAGTTACCACCAGCACGGGTGCCCCGGGAAAGCGCTCATACAGCAGGGGCTTAATCTTAGTCCGCATAAATCTCTGGATGCCCATGTCGAAGCTCACCGCCTCGTCCAATATCAGTGCGCGTCCACGCGGGTCTTGTTGGCCAATGACAGCCGCAGGTGTAAGACCCAAGTCGATGCCTATTACTATGGGCCGGATGCCGTTGACTATGGGGTTAATCGCACCACTGGCCATGTGGTAGTCCGTGCGGAAGTATTTGTACACCGGTGTGCCCGCGAGCGACAGGCCGTAGTCACCGTCAATGTAAACCCGGATGTACTCCTCCGACCGACCCTGTGTGTCGTAATACCCTTCGGGCAAGTTCTCAACGTTCTCAGCATAAACCGATCTACCTGACGGCTGCTTGAACACGTCCCACCCGTTGTCGTTGGGCGACACCCCATCGGCAGGATTGAGATGCTCCATCTGGTAATACCACCACGTATCCATCGTCGGCGGGTTAGTATCCCCCCACATCCCATGCCACGTAGGGCCACCGTCTTTCTTGCTGGGATACCGACCGACCCGTTTAGACAACGCATCCACGATGTCTGGGTGAATATCCCTACACTCGTTCATCCACCCGAATGTCAACTCAAGCGAGTTCAAATTGGCCACGTCGTCCGCATCGTCCAACGCCCGGAACATAACCTCACACTCAACATCCCCCACCTTGAAGTGGTACGTCTTGGTGGTGCGCATAAACCGACCGCACTGCCCTTCCGGAAACCAATCGAGCCACGTTTTGATCGTAGTATCCATCAACTGCCGCGCAGTCTCCCGTACCACAAGCGCCCTCGTCTTGCGTATTCCTTGTTCGTTGGGTTTTTGCATGGACGCCCTGCGTACAACCTCGAAACAGCAGGTCACGGATTTGCCGCTATTGTGATGGATCGTACCGTCCACCGTTACATAGTTGTTGGTGTCGAGGACCTGTAAGTCCCAATACGACCGCTTGACTTTTTCTCGATCTATGCTGATAATGGACCTTTCGGATACGGATGTTAAGTCTAATGGCTCGTCAATATAATCTGAACACTCAAAAAATTGTTGCCCTTGCTGATGGTAAACGCTCGTCGGTTCAAATCGCAGAGCTGGTGGGATTAACCCCGAGGTATGTTCGTAAAGTGCTGCTGCGTTTAGACCTGCCGAGGTTACATGAAGGTGCTCAGCCCGGCAAAGCAAACCACCAATATAAGACCGGACGGCGTATAGACCTAGACGGATACGTTCTTGTAACCGCGCCCAAAGACCACCCGTATGCTCGACCCCGCCCAAACCGTAAAACCAAGCTGATGTATGAACATCGTTTAGTTCTGGAACACACTCTAGGTCGATACCTTCTGCCTGAAGAAGTCGTAGACCACGTTGACGGGCTAACTTTGCATAACTCGCCAGAGAACCTTCGGCTGTTTCCTTCGAACGCGGCTCATCTTTCTGCGACAAAAGCAGGCTCTGCACCAAATCTGTCAGCGGCTGGGAGCCAGAATACTGGGAAACGGACTGACCGGGGGACAGTGATTGAACGTGTCGATATGCACGCGATCCGTCGTAGACGAGGTGATGTTCGTTTGCGGCAAATTCTCCTTGCGGCGTTGTCACTCGGTACAGATAGTCAGTTCCTTTTGGGAACGCACCACCACACCACGAAAGCTGGAATTGACATGTCTTCTCGTTCCACGATAGAACTCGCATTGGCCGATCTATATGCGCGATGGGAAGTGGCCCATGTTCCGTAACCACTAAGGTCTCAGGTGCCAAGCAACCTACAGGTCCCATAAGTACCCGCATCTTAGAATCTGACTCCATGAACCTAGCACTAGTAGGCGTAGGTGTGTAATTAATCTCCAGTGCCATTTTGCTTCTCTGCTGTTTCAACTAGCATAATAATAAACGACCGCTGTTTCTTGCCAGCGCGTTTGCCCTTGATTATCTTAGACCTAAACGACTTGCCTTCCGTCTTTAGTTTTGTCGCAATGTTGTTAAACTCCAAGGCATTGTCAAATACTGCCGCCCTATATCCGTCATACATCTTGGTGAAGTAACTCACCAGACTGCTCGGAATATCCATCGTTGTCCTCTTTGTTTGAACTCAAATCAATAACCCGGGCATCTTTGTCCGAGCTCCCAAGGTTGATCATAATCTTAACGCCACCGGCAGACTGGCCAGCATCGTCGTCACCTTTCGGCTCAAGCCCCGCCCACTTGACTGTGGACTTAATTAAATCTGCTTTGACCGACGGGGATACCGCCGGATCGTGGATCAACAACCACGAAGTTGTTAGGAGTTCTTCTGCTTGCGCCCGCGCTTTGAGCTTGAACGTCATCCCCTTGTCGCGAATCTCTGTGCGGTAGACATCGACCTTTTTCAAAAACACCGGATCGCTGTTGAACTTCAACATGTCAGGGGCTTCTATCTCGTGACGAGTCATCACCTCACTCAATGGTTCGCCACTGCCCTCAAGGGTAAGTGCTACGTCGAATGCCAAGCGGTCAGACCACTCGGTTGTCTTCAATGGACTAAACTGCATTACGCCGCGCTGCCTTTAGTAAGTTCATACACACCTTAACAAGTTCCTCGTTGTCGTACAGTACTTGCGTCAAACCAGTTGCCAACAAGTGTACCGCTTTTTCTTCTTCTTCGTTGTCACTGAGATTGTACTCATTCCATATAGCATGGTTTATCTCATGAAGTAAAGTGTCTAGTACCACAAGTGGGGCGTCTTCGTTGCACACACTCATCTCACCACGGCGTTTGTTGGTCTC